TAGGATACTTGCCCGTATTAGCAACTGTAACTAGATTGTCTAAATCAACCATTGTTTCCCTTTTTGATAACTGAACCAAGTAATAACAGAGTATCTCGTTCCTTTGGTTACTGGTTTAACTTCGTGCATGAATAGATGATTGCTTGGAGAAACGTGCATGGAGTTTGCATGTTTATCTACATCATGTTCATTCCAAAAACAGAGTTCTCCACCATCATAGTCATCATTTATATTATATGATATAGTTACTGATCCAGCATCACCATCAATATCTGCATGTTTACTTAGGTAACCACCTTCAGGATACTTACATAACCAGTATCCTGAGTATTTATCGTATATGTCTGTTGGTAAGGTTTCAGGGTAATCTTCATATATCTTAGGCATTATCTTGAGATGTGCCTTATGAATCAATCTGAATATCTCTCCATCTTCAGGTTCTAATACTACATGAGATCTATAACCCTTGATATGGTAGTTATGATCTGGTTCTGGTGTATTATATTCTGGAAACTCAAACTCTTCACAAAGTTCTAAGAGTCTAGAGTGATCCTGTGGAGATACCACATCCCTATGATGAAAGATATAGTGAAGTAATTCCATTCAGTCATCCTAACTCTTCGAGTATATATCTGTAAGCACTCATTATATTACCATTCTCTTTCCTAAACAGATCCTTATCAAAACTAACACCATCTCTCCATAGTCTCATGCCATCTGGAGATAACTCATCACCCAATACAAGATTATCATTGGAATCATACCCAAACTCTAACTTGAAATCAACAAGAGTTAGATCCATTTGATTAAAGATACCTGTCAATACACTATTAACTTCTCTTGCTATATCATCTAACTGTTGTATTATCATTCCATATCCCATTAGGACAACACGATCATCAGTAAGTAGAGGATCATCCTTCTCATCATCTTTCAAATAAAACTCAACTAATGGATGTTCAAACTTAGTACCTTCCTCAATAGTTGTCTGTCTAACTATAGATCCTGCAGCAATATTCCTGACTACTACTTCAATGGGAACAATATCAAGTTTAGTACAACACATAGAGTTATTGTTTGGCATAGTAATGTAATGTGTTCTTATCCCTCTCTGTTCCAATACATTAAAGAGTATTCTGGATATCTCACAACAAACTGCACCCTTATCCTCTATCCATAGTTCTTTCTTACCATTACCAGCAGTAACTCTATCCTCATAATGTATTACAACCTCATTTGGGTTATCAGTTTCATAAACTGTTTTTACTTTGCCTTTAATAAGAGTCATGGGTGATCTATATCAACATTTAATGTATCAGCATGGATAAATCCAGACATTGATACTCTAGGATTATCTTTATACCAACCATCACGACACACGGCAGTATGCCATAAGTATGATGGATATATCACCATCCTATTGAATACCATTGGAACAAAGAACTCTTCTTCCCATACATCTTCAATCAATTCAATATCATTATTAATCTTATCATTTGCCTTATCAGAGAAATCATATATCCATTCTTTCAAATTCCAATACTGTTCTGTCCTTCTAAATGCAGTATGTACATTCTCCATATTAACTAAACCTGTTGCCTTATGACTAAAAAAGGCAGTTCCGCCTGGAGGCAGACTACCAATAGCAGGATCTGGATTTAAATATAATACTGACGCAAATATTGCTGGATCAACGTGTGGTTGTACTGATATTCTAGGAACTTTAACATCACTGTGCATTGCATTGATCTGATAACCAACTCTTATTTCTTTGGCATCAATGGCATTAAAATCAGTGAACTCCTTAATGAAGTGACCTTGAAGATAATTAAGTTCTGGAAAATTTAATCTGAGTTTAGACTGATAGCCTGGGAATACTTCATCCTCGACTTCCATATTATTAAACTGCAGTGGCACTTTCTGTACCACATTCTCTATGAAAGCATGTGGATCTGCCAATACATTGTCTACAGTTATTACAGGATGATTCTCTAATCGAGTCACCTCATAATGTAGATCATCACTAACCTTATGGGTCTTATCATCTATGATATTCAGTTGCATAACAAGAATCTAATTAAAATTATTTAGAAGGTTTATTGTAGTTGTAATCAGCAATCATACTGAATAACATCCTATGGACATGTTCCAAATATCCCCTATTTTCTTCAGGAATACTCTTAGCAATCATCTCATTGTTGAGATATTGATTAATAGTATCATATAATATTCTACACTCATCTATGCCCATAACGGCACGACATGTCCAGTCACCTTCTTTGAACTCTTTAGGTACGTACTTTGTCATTTCTTAGGATTATAAATCCTATCTACTTTACTACTTCTTAGTTCGTCAATCTCTGACTTAAGATCTTTAACTGCCTCAACTAGAACAGCAACTATATTTGAGTAAGCAAGAGACTTAATACCATTGTCATTATCGTGAACAAGATCAGGAAGAACCTTCTCAACCTCTTCAGCAACAAGACCAATATTATGTTGTCCACTCTCCTTATAGTCAAACTCAACACCACGAAGATTTAATACCTTAGAAAGAGCATCAGTGATTGTCGTGACATTATCCTTCAGAACCATAGATGAGTAAGCAGTAATGTTACCACCGCAAGTGAGGTTTGTACCATTGAAGGTCAAGTTACTTGAAGTTGTAGTGTTATTATTACTACTGTTATAAAGAACCCTACCACCTGTACCTGTAACATTGTCCGCTCTACCAGCAGTAGAACTACTGAGGTTAGCATTTATAGAACCATTAACAGTCAGGTCTTGGACAGTCATCCTAGTACCATCAAACTGTAAGTTAGATGAGGTTGTAGTTACGTTAGTAGAACTATTATAAAGAACTCTCTGTGCAGTACCAACTACATTAGTTGATGTGGTTGCAGTCAGAGCATTACCCTGTAATGTACCAGTAGCACTAAATGCACCCGAAACTGTTAGTGATGTAACTGACGTTGCACCAAGAGTTGATGTACCAGCAGACAATCCTGAAGGGAAAGCACCAGTACCACCTTGGAATAGAGTACCATTGAAGTTACGTGCCTTAACATCACCATTACTGTCTCTACCCATGATGGAAGCACCAGAAGTCCAGTTATTGTCCTTCATGGTTAGACCATCAAGTAAATCAGCGTTCAAGTTGATACACTTGGCAGTAGATGATGTCTTGATAGGTGGAACAGTTGTTGCAGTTGATTCAAACTGGAATGACTTAATCTGACCAGCAGAACCAGCATCAATGGTCATACTACCAGTTGCACCAGCGTTCAGTGCGGTAATAATACCAGTGTTGGCATATACTTTAGGAGCACATAGACCATCACCACCTGATACCATATTGATTCTATCTAAGGTAGCAGCGTAACCAACAATACAAGTGTAGATACCAGCGTTAGCACATATCTGTAACTGATGAGCATTGTTGCCTGGATTTACACCGTACTTACTACCAAGGTATCTGGTAGTCATACCATCAGAGTCTACATCATTAGAGAAGTAAGCATCAGGACCTATAAGGTCATCTGTAAATGTAATGTCCTCGGATGTCAGAGTCTTAATGTTAGCAATCTCAATATCAGCATCACCACTAGCAGGAACAACCAAATTGGTTATAGTACCATTAGTGATATTGGCATTAGCAACCGTTGCAGTATTAGATACCGTTAGGTTAGTAGCAATACCAGTGTAGATATTAGATGTTGTTACATACTCTGTCGTTACATGAGATAGAGTTGTGATACCGATATCAGCATATAATCCATTGGTTACAACACCAACAGTGCAATGCATATCAGTAATGATACCTGCCTTTGCATATAACTGGTTAACTGCCTCAAGGGTTCCAAATGAACCATTAGTTGCATTAACGAATGTACCGTTGAATGTACCACCAGTACTCTCTAAGTTACCTACTTTAAGTGTTCCAGTGAATGTACTTACCCCAGAGAAGGTAGACTTCATGGGACCTTCAATCAATATCTGCGATGCAGGTTTGAATGAAACGTAAGTACCAACAGTCTCTACATCATATAGTCTAGATGTACCTGCCTCATGTGTCTGAGTATAGTGTCCATGATCTGCCCAAGGAAGACCATCAGGAGATATACCACCAGTGGTATTGTATCCCCAGAAGTTGGCATTCTTCTTGATAACCAATGTGTCATAAGACACACCAGCAAATGACTGGTTAGCAGCGAAGGTAACGATACCAGATACAAATAGGTCTTTGATCTTAGCAACACCATTAACTTCAAGTGAATCCCTAAAGTTAAATATACCAACACCAGACTGACCAATACCAATCTGATCTACTTTAATAAAGTTTCTATCTCTCTCTTGTGATATAACACCGAACCTTCTCCACTCACCTTCTGCAAATATATGACCTAAGAATCCACCAGCATTAGGAACACCAATATATGAAATATCACCTGATCTTGCCGCTTGAGTAGGAGTAGATATACCAACAGTGAATAGTTTACCCTGTGGTGCATCACCTCTAAGTGAGAAGTTTACAGTTTCAATACCATCTTCAGATGTATTTGTTATCTTCTCAGTGAAGTTAACTGGCCCGTAGAACTGTGTAGTTCTATTGTTGTTGTCTCCACCCTCAACTGTTAGTGATTCTCTGATTAATACTTCATCGAATACTCCAGATGCCCTCTTAATTGTCTCTGCCTCTGCATCATCACCAACATAGGTGAATACAGGTGCCTCAAGAACCTCTTCCTCACCAGTAATAGAGGATAGTTTCTTATATCCAGTGAAGAAATCACCAGAGTCGTTCATACCAGTGTAAACAACAGTACCACCGTCTAGTTCTTTCTTCTGAGCAACAAGTGATTCTGTATCTGATAGAACTCTATCTTGTTTCTGTGGTAATGACGTTGAATAGTTACCTGAACCATATCCAAGATACTCAAAGGTATGACCAGATGCACGAAGAATAGAAGGTCTACGCAATTCCATTGCAAGAACATCTACTTTCTTAATGGTAGTACCAGTAATGGCAGATGATGATAACGTTCCAAACTGACCACGAAGTATGTTGTTAATGTTATCGTTAGTAAATCTAACAATCTCAGCATTAATCATACAGTAGTCACCACGACTGAATCCTTCAGTGGATGACAACGTGATAGTAGTATCAGTTGAAGTCAGTGGAGCATTGATTGTAGTTGATATACCTGTATAGAAGTATGATCCTCTACCACCAAGATTGTTCTCACCAGCAGTTAGTGGTTTGCCGTTAGCAGATATACCAGTACCAAATAGTCTAGTATCTCCTACAACGTAATCTGTTGCAATACCAGCAGTGATGATACCTACGTTACAGACGATACTTCTTAAAGGTAGATCATCCTCTACGCCATCTACAATGAGTTTTCTATCATCGAATAGTGAATTCTTAGTTCCTTGGATAACAAAACCATTACCAGCAGTCAGTGAATGGTTGTTATCTGTTCTAATAGTGGCAATACCTAATTCACGGTTTAAATCAATATAAGTAACACCAACACCAACGTTTGTTAGATGATAAGTTGGTTTCCTTCTATCATCTCTGTCTATGAAATATGGTTGAAGATTTCTTGAAGTTCCAATCTCAACAGAAACAGACTTAGATGTAGGAATATCTACAATCTTAAATGTTCCATTCAACTTAGGATCTTCAAATCCAGAAAGGTTCAGTCCATCACCGATATTATTAAAGATACCAGTAACTTCAACAACACCTGATACACTAGGAGCACCAGCAGGGAAGGAAGATACTGTCATAGTATTTCCTATGCCATATCCACAACCACCATCTAGTAGTGATACTCCAGTAATAGTACCAGCAGCAGATACATTGACCTTAGCAGCAGCGTTCTTACCAAGTAATGCAGCATTCTCTAAGTCTGCAGAATATATTACTGTTGCAATACCAGATCCATTATTGTATCCAGCGCCAGGATTAGTAACACTAAGACTCTTAATCTGATTGAATCCATGTTCTACATCAGTATAAAGAGTAACAGTAGTATTACCCGTACCAGTAATAACAGCACCCGTAGCAGCGAAACCTACTTGTTGTCCCTGCATGAAGTAAGCAAGAGATTCCTTAGTAATAGATCTCTTCTTATCACTTGTAATAACTTCACCAACAACTTGAGCACTAGAGTGAGTAATGGTTGGTTCTGGGTCAGAGTTATAGTTATCCCTATCCTGTTGTGGATATAGATTCCTTACGTCCTGAGAGAATGTCTTCATAGAGACACCAAATCCAAGGTCTTTATCCAATGGAATTGATGCACAAGTTAGAATTATATTATAGACACCATCTTGTCCAGCAGTGCCAGGAACATGAGGTTTGTTCTCTTGAACCCTATAAACTGCGAAACTGTCACTTGCCTTAGATCTCTGAACAGTAGGTAGTGCCTCTACCTGTTGTTGTGTAGTTCTTTGGTTAACCTGATTGAGGAATACGCCTGGATCAGTGGCAATACCAGCAACAGCAAACTTCTTAGTTGATATAACATTAGTTACTGGATGGACACCATTGTATCCTAAGTTGAATATACCTGTACTATTATTGGCACTATCAATATTCCTGATAGTTACAGTATCATCCTTCTGTAATCTGTGTGCTTCTTCTGTAGTAAATGTAAGAGTCTGAGCACTATAAGATGCAGTCTTAATGATCTTGACGTTCTTAAGTTGAGTTGGGTTACTTAGGTCAGCACTCAAGAATGATGCACTACTTACACCAACAGTCTTAGATTCCTGTAAGATATAACCAGGCTTAGGAGCACGAGCATTTGTATGTTCTTTAGGTATAACATATCTTGCCCTGTAAACTCTATCAAGTAGAGATCTGTTGTCTACACGACGTTTGATGAATGTAGTACCAGTCTCTTCACCAATAACACCTACACCAATAGTATTAAGGGCAGGGAATATAGTGTTGAACGTTGTACTTGGGTGACCTGATAGATACCAACCACCAACAGTATTAGGTACATTATTAATAGTATAAGTACCTTCGTCAAACTGCATTGGATGGCCTGGATCGCCAGGATTCTTATCAGATACAGTAGATCTAACACTTAACTTACCACCACCATTTGAGATACCAGTGATAGGTCTACGTGAGGCAGCATCATTAAAGGTAGATGCCAACTGAATTCTATCTGCAGCAAGTGTACCACCAGCAATAGCAAAGTAAATCTTATCATTCTGTATTCCACTAGGGGTTTCACCAGTATTACTGAATACTCTGACTTTCTCACCATTAACTAACTGGTGATTCGTCTTAAACTGGATTACGTTAGAAATAATGGCATTAACACCAGAGTTTCTAATAACCTCATACTCTTTAAGAGATGAAGTTCCAATACCACTAGGAACCTGCATCAAGACTGGAGATGTATATGTCTCCTGAACTGCCTGACCAGAAAGAGTATTAACTAAACTTAAATGAAGTTGTTCATCCTTTCTAGCACCAATTCTAAATGAGTCAATCTCTGCTGGAGGTACGATCTCTTCACTATTATATCCAAATAGATAGAATCTATCAGTAACACCAATACCAATAGTCTTTCTAGTATCAATAGTCAACCAAGAAACTGTAGAGTCTTCTCTTGTAATCTCTCTTGGTGGAATAATATGAGTAATATAACCTGTGTCGTCTCTATCAAATGATTCTGGTCTGAATCCTGATGCCTCAAGACCAGTCTGACCAAAGTTACTGTTAGAGTTAGTAATAGATGCGTCACCACCTCTCTCTGCATGGAAGTGACGAGCATATGCAATAGCGAAAACAGACACCAACTGAACAACAGCGTTGTTCCTAACTCTCATGTGAGATGTCTCATATGATGGCTTGTAGATTGCCCTTGAGTTAGAGTGTAGTGGTTTATCTGATTCAGATACAGTAGTAGTATCGTTAAAGATAGCAGTAGTAGGATTATATAATACGAAAGCATTATCATCCTTCTGAATTGAGATACCAGTGAACTGGGCACAAACCATAGATTTGAAACCAGTTGCCTTGTCACCATCACAATCCAAACCATTCATACCGTAAACAGAACGGAGTGAGCAGTTAAAGACATATGGAGATGCAGATCCTACAGTATCAGACTCAACTATAACAGATGAGTTCTGAATTTCTTGTGCAGTAGGTAGTGCATTGCCAGGTACATTAGAAGTCTGGAATGTAAATTGATTATCATTTAATACTTCATCTACAAGGAAAGAACCATTGTAAGAACTAATTGCAGTAGTAATACCAGCAATTAGAACAGGAGTATCCTTGAATAATCCGTGTGCCTTACTTGTATTAACAGTAATAGTTGAAGTAGGAGTATTACCATCACCAGCCTTAATAGATGTAACACCAACTGGGTCTGATTGTAAGTCTCCAACAATTCTAAATTCGTCTACATTAGGTTCAAAGTCATCAAATGTAGGATAATCTCCAACTGGGCGACCAGATGAATCTCCATAGGCCTTTGCAACCTTGAAGTAATACATGTCAAGGTCAGTCAATTGACTGTCTGTGCCATCAATCAGCACATTATTCATACCATCAGCAAACGAGAATGTTGCTAACTTATGGTGTGAGAATGTAGGTGTCTTAGTATTACTATCATAGTCATAGTATGCAGTCTTCTGTATATCTGCATCAAAAATAGTAAAAGCAGTGAAGTAACAAGTACCAGTTACACGAAGTACACCAGCGTACTGCATGTTATCATTTTCTGGATCAGGTACATATAATGGTCTTAGTTTAGTCTTACGAAGGTCAAAACCAATAATAGAAGTACCACGAGGCATAATGGCACCACCTTCGGTACTATTATACTTGTAGAGTTCATTATTAGGATCTAGAATATCAAAGTTACTTTCAGTAGTAAACTGAGTTAATGAAGTATTCTGCCATCCTGCGTTCTTTCTCTGTTTAAACTGAGCACTACCACCATTGTTTGTAACAGTAAATCCTGGCCTGTTATCAATATAGTGTACGCCTGGATATGCAAGTATAGTTGTTCTGTCTATCTTATCGTTATTCTGTCCTGTCTGATATGAGAACCTTGCAGCCTCTATCAGTGCCCTCTGTATAGTTTTAAAGGGACGGGTTTGTGAATTACCTCTGTTCTCGATACTGTCAGTAGCATCGAAGTCGCTAGGGTTCACATAGAGTATGTTACCCTCAGCATTCTTCAGAAAGTTTTCTAATCTTGATAGAGGCATTGACCTTCAACCTATAGGATTTCTTCTAAGTCTATTTAGACAGGCCAGAATGACTATCTATAAAAATATTTTCTGTGTTATTCTTGTCTTATCAGTAAAATGAGCAGTTTGCATGATTGGAGCCTGCAAAAGATCAGCAGGAAGTATGACTGCTCTGTTAAATCTCATTCCAAAAGTCATCTCTCTACTCCATGTAAACTTAGTGTCGTATATATCTTTTCTTATATCAAACTTCTTCCATTCTCTATCCTTATCAGCGTACATATTCTTTATATCTTCCACAATACTTGTCTTACCAGCAAAGTTCCAAATATTTGTTCCACCAAAACATTCGTCAGGAGGATTCAAAAATATTTCTATAATGAATTGGAATGGAGATGGGTTATGTTCATACCATACTTGAAATGGCACAAGTGCTAAAGGATCCGTATCAATTACATCTTCATCCATATAATCAACAAGGAACCACATCAATGACATATTATCTCTCAACTGTTTCTTATCAGTGGGCCTTCCCCAATGATCTTCATCACCAAGAAGTTCCTCCCACATTTTTTCAGTATGCATCCTCAATTCAGTAGTCTGCCATGCTCCTCTCAAACCATCCCTATGGTTTGTAAGAGGTATATCTTTCTGTCTTGGTAGTTTTAATGCAAGTTGTCTAACCTCTTCGGGATTCTCGTAGAAGTTATCAATAACCATAGCACTTCTATTGTCAGGGCCGATATCAACAACGGCCGTAATATCCATTTCAGGGTTTAATTCAAACATTTCTCTTCAGATTTCTCCTTCACTAATTTTTCAACAACAGAAGCTACATGATTCATTGCATCTCTAACCTCTGCCTCTTGTCCCGACTCCTGATGATAATCTTTACCAACAGGTGCATAGTGTCTCGTGTATAGTGACCAACGCCACAATTTCATGTCCCTACTATACCAGAATTGTAGTCTCATGGGTGGATTTAGTTTACCTTTATATAGGAGGGGCCTCTCACCCCTATGTGTCGATTGGGTAACAAGGACGACCTAAACCCCGATTGCCCCTTAGGCGGTGACGAGTTCGTCAGCGCGGGCAAATTCTCTTGTCATAAGACGAGAGAACGCTACGATGTTATTCGCAGCAGTGTCGATGTTATTAGCATCTGTGGTTTGCTTATCCAAGCAGGTTTCAGTCATGTTCCTTATACCCTGTCGAAACCTTGGCACCCCCGTGACTGCTCCTGCTGGGCTCGAACCAGCGACAAATTGATTAACAGTCAACCGCTCTACCAACTGAGCTAAGGAGCATTGGTGGAGGTGAGGGGAGTCGAACCCCTGTCCAGAATGTAGGTGACATCACCTATTCCTCAAAAGAGGAATGCCTCCAGACGGATTTGAACCGCCGACCTTGGCTTTACAAAAGCCCTGCACTACCGCTGTGCTATAGAGGCTGGTGGGCAAGGTTGGATTTGAACCAACGTAGGCATGGCCAATGGATTTACAGTCCGTCTCCTTTAACCACTCGGACACTTACCCAACGGGATAGATGGGATTTGAACCCACAACTTCCTGCGTGACAGGCAGGTGCTCTAACCAGTTGAACTACTACCCCATTATGTTGGTGAGAGGAATACATTACCAGCAATGGTAGTCCCCGTACCACCGCTGAGAACATAGTGTTCTACGAACGATGGAAATATTATTATATCACCTTTATGTAGTTCTGGTCTATAGTCCATCATGAAATACTCATCATACATCGCCATCTGCGATTCGACTCTAAACCTATATGGATTGAGGAATACTGTTCTGGATACATCCACATCCTCATAAATGATAAAACTCCACTGCGAATAACAATGGATATGAGGATCTTGGAAATCCTGATTAGTATAAGTATTCCTCCAAATCTCATCTATCTTAGCAGAACCATACTTAACACCAATGGTGTCAATATTTTTACTGATAATATCAGACAAGTGCTCAATAGTCTCATTACTAACTTGTTTATTAGTTCTGAGACTTGTCATCAAACCTGACCTAAAGGTAGGTTGTTGACTTTCATCTATGACTTTAATCTTATCTAGATCTACTTTATCAATAAAGAAAGGAACAGAAAAGAAATCATTTCTCATCTGTCTTGTGACTATGCAGTTTCTCTAATGCAGCAAGAACCTCTGGTGTCTCATCCCATTCCCAAATTTGACTATGCTTGTCGTTCTTCTTCTTTATCGTGTGAGTGCGTTTTGACATTTTCAATCTCCTCATGTAATAGTGAAACTTCATTGTTCAGGCCAATGATCTGCCTTTCATTCTCCTCCACTGCTCTTTCCAATGATCTTACTTTATGATGCATATCAGCAATGGCAACCCCAAATGCATCAATGTTTTGAAGTAGTAACTCATTACCAAATGCTGTTGGGTTGTCACCCTTTTCGGCATAGGCCATGTCCTCAACTTTCTCACATCTCTCCTTGTACTCCTCCATGTCCATAAGTTAATTCCTCCTAACAGTAATCCATGTAAATGTTACCAGAAACGGTAGTACCCTCATTACCTGAGTTAACCATGTGCATTAAGAACGATGGAATTATAATAATACTTCCAGGCTCTAGGTCTGGTTTATAATCTAAGGGAAAAGCCTCCAAATTATTACCCATTTGATTCTGAATCATACCCATTGATGGGTTTAAAAAAGAAGTCTTGGGACGGAGATCAATATAAATGATGAAACTCCATTGGCAATTTGGATGAATATGTGCATCTTGATAGTGATGCTTATCATATCTATTATACCATATATGCCCGAATTTGGGGTTTGCACCCAAAAGATTTCCATCATATAAATTTTGATTAATTATACCAGATAAATGTTCAATGGTTCCATTATCAAGAACCATTTTCTTGGCAAAAGTGGAAGGAACACCAGCATCCCATGTGGGTTCGGTTACCATCTCTGGTATATTAATTTTGTCAAGATCAACCTTGTCTTCAAAGACAGGGATAGCAAAGATTTCTTTCTTCATTACGTAATTTCTTTCCAGTTAAAGTCTTCTATATCCTCAGCCTGTGCTAACTGTCTCTTACTTTTGGCGTTAAGGTATCCTATTGCTTGTAAATATCCCCAAGCCTCAGTCTCATCCTCATTTCTCAATTGTCGTAAACTGTCTGC